GTAGTTGTGATTGTCGCGTCCAAAATGTCCACGACCTTTTGGTCAACCCCGTAGAAATTTGTTCCAGCTGTCAGTGTCTGCGTGGCATAGGCAACAGTCCATAGATTTAATCCGCGGTTTGCCCATTCTGCAAACATAAGGTTAAGGGATCTTTTTGCTGTCTTTAAATCATAGCCACTTCGCGCTTCCAGTTGGCAACGCTCTAGTGCTTCCTCTATAATTTCATCTATTGAGAGATTAAAGGTTTGTGTGCCTGAATAAGCCATTTAAACCCCCTAGTATGATTTTCTTAATTGTAATACAATTGTATAATGATCTGCTGATGTATGACCATGAGTTGTTAAATCAATGTCACCATCAACTCCGGAAGCTTCTGTATTTTTAATACCACCGAATGATCTAAAATCCATATATCCTGAAACATTTCCTGCTGCCGCACTTCCACCTAGAACTGCTGCTACAACATTTGTTGTCGCATTCCATTCCAAAGCTACGCGCATACCACCAATATCGTACCAAACTTGTTCAATAGTAGCTCGCGCAGGAGTTGCTCCTGTTGTTACACTAGCCGCTAAAGCAGATATATCTACTTTTTTGACTGAGGCTTCCCCGGAACCATCCGATATGTTTGTGAATTTTACGACAGCGATTCTATCGCCATCAGATAATGTTTGACTCGTTACTGCGTCTGCCATTTTTCCTCCTATTGGAGAGAGGGGGTTTTCACCCCCGCTCCATTAAAGTTTATTTTACTCGAAGATCAGTCTACTTATTGCTTCAAACTGAACATTCAAGACTGCCGCTGCCGCATCGCAATTTTCAATTCCAACGTAAGGAATAAAGTCGATATTATCGGTCATAGCCGCAGATTTAACAGCCGCTGTGCCTGGTTGCACCGCTGTTACTGCTGTACCACCAGTAGAACCAGCAGTACTTGTAATATTATACTGAATACCATTTACATAAATAGTAAGTTTTCTATCGCTGTCGAAAACAATTTTCAGATGATAATTTGTACTTGCCGCCACTGTAATAGGCAGTACACTGATGTAATCAACATTTCCTATAGAGTGACAGAAATGCAATTTTGTAAAGTCAGTAAATGCCTGACCAGCATTATCCGCATCAGTACCAAAAGCAAAAAACGCTGAGTTAGCATCAGTTGCACATTCCACAACATTGGTTAGTTTCAATCCCGCCCAAATCCATTGGTTGTCGATTGCTGCACTTGTTCTAATAGATGCTTCCCAGTGAGTCTGATTTTCAGAGCCCCACAGTACCCCAGACCAAGCTCCTTGCTTGGTGTCCAAGTGTGGTGCTACAATCATTCGGTCTTGGTCTGCTGTCGCTGTTGTCATAGCCATACCTGCAACGGTAGTGCTGTAAGTAGCGAGAGCCGATGTGTGGTTAGTTCCTAATATTTCAAATTGCCTGCTTACAGGTGTGTTCGTAGATTCAGTAGTTGAAGCCAAATCTCCATTAATACCTGGTAGAAGGTCAAAATACTCCTCTAAGTAGTATCTTCTTGTGTCTTTGATCCCTAGATCATGAACGGTTCTATCTG